ACTAACTTCTGTTGATCTTTGTAGGTAGATATATTGACTTGTTTGTTTACTACCTACTGAAAATACAACATCATCTCTTGGCATCTCTGCTGTGGTAAATGTTACTGTTGGATTATCTCCAGTTGCTGGATTACCATCTAGACCAGCATCATTTGCAACAAATTTCATTGATGAATCAGATGCATCATATATTCCTAAAAACACTTTTCCTGAATCCATATCAACTGCTACCCAAAATTCATCACTTGTAGTAACAGGTAAACTTGGATCTATAGTTGAGCCATTTACAGCATCATTTATTTTTAAATCTGAACTCGTAGTTTGCATTCTTACTAAATCTAAATCTTCATTACTTCCTACGGCATCGCTAAAATCTTTATCACTTGCAGTTGATATTCCTATTTGCCATCCTGAGCCAGTGCTAACTTGTGCAACTTTATATGCAATAGCCCACTTGCCAGTTGATGGTATGTTAGCAGTTAAACTAATAATTGTTCTTGTACCTGGACCAACATAATCTAAATTACCATTACTTGGTGAACCACCACTTTTTTGATTGTTTAAAGGGTTAAATGTAATTTGATTATTCGTAGGTGTATCAGCCCTTTGGTCATTTGTTTCCATCCCATTTGCTGTGAAATCATAACCAGCGCCACTGTTAGCAGTGCCACTATCATTTCCTAAATCACTAGCGTTTTCTCCTTTTATATAAAACCCAGAATCTCCAAAATTTAAACTTGCTATACCAGTCTTGGGAATCCAGATACCGGAACTATTTGTTTCACCGAAGTTGTCAGGTTCATACCCTTGGTCTTGAAACATAGCCAATTCAGCTATGTATGCATCTAAACGAAGATTGTCAGATGCTCTAAGTCCAATATTATTACTAACCCCTGTATAAATCCAATAGTTAGCTAAGTCGGAAGTAGGGTAAAGTGTATTACTTGTAAATTGAATTAAAGTCTCTCTTTGTCCATTTACATACAATCTTGTTCTATCACTCTCAATGCTATTAGCTGAATCATATATGTAAACTATGTGGTAGAATGCACTTGGGTCTCTAAATTTTCTGTTTGTAGTTTGAACAAATTTATTTGTAGTTTGATATTGTTGAACAAAAAAAGTATCATCATTGGCAAACCCTAACCAACTATAGTAACTATTATTTAAATGACCATTATAAACTATACTATTAGTTCCAGGTTGTCTTTTTATCCAAAAAGAAATAGTAAATAATTTATTAGTAGTTGTAGATGTTGGCTGCGTTCTTGTTAAATAAGCACTATCATCAGAATTGAATCTAATTGATTGATTTACTAAAAATTGATCTGGTAGACCGTCAATGACATTTGAAGCACCCGCCAAAACATTATTTTGAAATACCATTTATACCTCTATGACGATGCCTTAATGTCTAAACTAGCTTGCATATGAATACTTGAACTTGATTGAACTATATAATCAATACGATCCGTAGCACAAGCCGATGTTGTTAAAGTTGGGGCCGTACCGCCTACAAATTTATAATTTGATTTAAAAGTTAACGTATGACTTCCGACTGAATCTTGTCTAATAAAGAAAGAACCAGTTTGACCAGCAATACAAGTACTTGATATTGGATTAGCTAGTGTTGAACTAGCCCTTAATGTATGTATAAAGTTTTGAGCCGTTCCAAAATCTGGTTTAATATCATGAGCCGATGTCCCTGATGTTGCTACGGAAACAATATCAGCAACCGCAGACTTTGTAATTCTAAGTTGTTTACCTTTATTATCTCCAGAACCTATTGCAATTCCTCCGGAAACATTTACATCTCCAGTGACAGACACATTACCACTTGTTAAACTCGTTGTAGCTACAATTTTAGTTCCTACAAAACTAGTTGCACTTACAGTTCCAGATACTGTAAAACCAGGTACAGTTCCACCCTCTAAAGCTAATGCACTTACTCCAGCTGCATTTACTGCATCATGCATATTAGCGCCATCACAGTACACAATTTTAGATCCATTAAGAGGAATATTTACACCTGTACCTCCTCCTGCTCTTTTTACAGTTAATGTAGTGACCCCAGTTGTTTGATTAGTAAAAGTATATACTTTTTCGTTATTAGGAATTTCTATTGTACAACTAGTTACACCTGGATTTCCAGATACTCTTACAACCGCATTTCTTGCTTGATCAGTTGCACCATTATTTGTTGATAAAGTTGTTACAGATGTTGTAATAGCAACACCGAGGACACCACCTACGGCTTCGTCCACCATGTCAATAACTTGTTGGTTTAGACGATCACCCCAGGTGTTTGCGTTTTCTCCATCAGCTTGCTTTTCTAATCTAAGTCTTGTTGTATAACTACTTGGCATAATTAATTACTTCCTTTTACTAATGTGTTATCGCCTCCAGCTGGTGAGGCATTGTTTCTCATATCATCCTGTCTCGTTCTTCTGGCTTCATTTAATAAGTCAGTAAAAGCCCGTTGGTAATCTTGTTCCCAAACTTGAGCAGCTGTATAATTCTTCATAAACATACAAGCTTCCTTCATACTAGCATAAAACAATGCATTAGAACAATATTCTGTAAAGAAATTCTCTTGATGCACAGAGGTGGCTGCTGTTGGTTGAACAATGTAGGATATTTCACAAGAATAGTTTTGATCTGGTGTAGGTGCAATTAGTAAATTATCAAATCCAAAGTTAGCATAATACCGAGGGACTCCTGTGCTTGTTCGTTGTGGCCAGTAATCGTTTAAATATTCATCAGTTTTTTGTAATAAATTAATACGTGTTCCATCGGTTTTTAATATATTTAAATTTTTAATTATTAACGTATCAAGAGGTTTAGTTATAAATGGATCGCCCTCAACTAAATTTGAATTTGCATATTGCACAACACCATACGAATCTATTTCTCTTGTTAATCTTGCTTCAGCTCTTTCTATAAAAAAAGGTATATCAGTTATAAACTCTGCACTAACATCTTCGGTTGTTGTTTTAATTCTATCGACAAGTTGATTGTAAGTTATACTCATATTTTTTTAGCTTTCCACAATTGATTGTTTCCAAATATTTTTGGTGACCATATACCCCTAAGTTGTGTTGACATATTCATTCGTACACCCGTTAAAACAAGATTACTGTTTCCACCTATGCTTGTTGTCCCTACTCCCATGGATAATACAGAATTAAAATTCATTACGCTGCCCATTCCGGAGTGGACTGTACAGTAATAGTATAATCTAGTTGGACCATTATTTGCAACAAATATTTGACTATAAGCTCCGGGATTACCGGGAGTTCCTACCGTTTGTACATTAGTTGTAAATTCAGTTCCTCCTCCGTGAGTCCCGTTTGGTGTCAGACTAAACCTTAATGGATGACCATCATTAGAACTATCAGATTGATCAAATGTAAATAGGTTTCTACCTTTTGCTAAATTAAGTCCGTATTGTTGTTTACCGTCTATTAAGTATTTATTGCCACCACTAGTGCTCCTTACTTTTACCTTAAATGTTTTAGATATATAAAATACTGGATTAGCGCCAGCTTGGGGGTTCACACTGTTTACACTAAAAGAAGCAGATGTTCCTGTAACTGGGACTGACGGTCCTCTTTCTACAGTTAGGGCTCCTGTGTTAAATAACGATGATACACCTGTTAATATAAGATTAGAATTTGCTGCAATACTTGATGAACCTAGAGCAAAGTTTGTAGCAACTCCTACGGCATTAACTTGTTGTACTAAACCTATTGAAACATTATTTACACTAAAACTAGAACTAACACCAGTTAATGTTGTGTTTGAATCTGCTAATATATTTGGTGTTCCTGATGCTGATATAAGGCTAACACCCGTGGGGAAAGCCGTGCCTGGAATAATTACTTCTATAGAACGAAGGGTAGTAGATAATGAAACTCCACTAACCGTAACCGAACGATTAACTACACTTCGGTTCCATGCACCTGAGTTCCAAGTATTTCTACTGTATCCACTGGTAATCACAGTCATAACTGATTACCTATGAATTACGATAATGTGATAATAGCAGTAGATGCAGCAGCAGCTGGGAATGAAATAGTGAACGTACCGTTAGTGGACGTTTTATCAGACCCAAAGTCTAATACAGCAATAGCTTTATTACTATTAGTTGAATTATATATTAGCGCTCCTCTAGCCGAAAATGTTGTACTTGTAAAAGATATATCAGCAAAGTCTATAATTGCAGTTCCACTAGTAGCAGTTTCGCCACCGAGAGAAATAGTTACACCAGTTAGTGTACCACCTCCAGGAGCATATCCACCACTAGAAGCTACTTCATTACTTGTAGAGTACACAGATGTACCCGCAGATAATGAGGCTAAACTTGTGAATAAAGCTATCTTTAAGGTATCAGTTTTAATCTGATGCCCTTCTTGTAAAACATCTCTTTTAAAAGAATTACATACAGCTTGTGTAATGGCCATTTTTAGTTACCTCTCTTTGTAAATGTTGAATCATCAGGACTCCATCCAGCATCGCCAGTTGTAGCTAGTACGACTTCTGGACGTGCATCCCTCAAGTTTTCATCGTCATTAATCCTTGGAGTTTTGTTCTGCGGGTGATCTAATATATTATATCGACCATCCGTTTCCGAAGCTCCAACAACCAACCCCGTCGGCTCTTTGACTCTCTCAGAGTATTTAAATCTAAACCCTGATCGGTCGCAGATAAAGTATGCATACTTACCTTTTGCCATTATAACCTAAACGATGGCTTAATCAAAAGACTAGCTCTCTCTTTATCTGCAAACATTGCTGATGTTAATTCTTCTTCATACATTTGCTTTAACATACTGGCTCGTTCTGATGTAATACCTGGTCTTTTGATAGACATTTTGTAGGCTAAACCAGTGGTTAAACATGGTAAGAATCTAAAAGGAACATCAGGATCTTGAGTAGATTTATTTATATCTTCAACTCTGTTAAAACTGAAATATGATAATATAGGTGTGCCGCTTGAAGTTGTAGCATCTGGTGTAGGCCACAAATATAATTCAGCTGCATCTCTTAATCTGTTAACAGCATATTGTGTTGGCCTACCCGTTTGTGTTTTGTTTGTAATTCGTTGATAAGCTTCCATAGTAATACGTTCTAAAGCTAAGTCTGTGGTTGTTGAACCACTTACTGTTCTATGAACTAATTCAGTTATATCTATAAGTGAAGTTGGTAATACATATTCAGCTGTGCCACTTGTTATATCCAATGTGGCTAAGTTTTGTTTCCATAGTAATATACCACGGTTCATCCAATCAATAAGAAGAAGATTAAGTGTACGGCGTGCCTCTAATGGTTCAAATCCTAGTGATTGCTCACCGCCTAACATAGACATAGCTTCTTCGATTACATCAGCTATATCTAAATTAAATGTTGTTGTACCTGAAGTTGCCATCTATTTCTTCTTTTGTTTTAACATACCCTCAAGTTGTTTAGCCTGAGAAGCATGTAGCTTTGATGCTTTTTTTAAACCACTAATAATTTTACGTACTTTTTTATTATCCATATTATTTCTCCTTATCTATCGTCGAAGTCAGTTCCAAATGATGGGTTAACCATACCACCGGTCATGAATTTATTTTTCTTTGGTTTGTTTGTCACTTCCCTATCATATAATTCTTTTAAAATTTGTCTTCCTTCAGTATCTTTTTTATATACTTTATCCATAGCCTTTCTCACATCTGGTGGTAATGGATTAGGTTTAGGTTTAGGTTTTGTTTTCTTTGTTTTTATATAAGTAGGTATCGGAGACTTTTTGTTTTTAAAATCACCTCTAGCTTTTTTCTTCTTATACTCCTCTTCTGTGAGTGTTATTGAATCTAATTTTTTATCCA